TCGATCACACCTCTCTCTGTCATTTCGCACAGAGTTTTTCCCGTGTCCGTTATATCGTCAACAACAAACGTTTCTTCCGTTATTTCGTCTTCATTGACGATTAGTGGCACGCGTAACAGGTGCGACAACTTAACAGCAACGACTAATCCGCCTCGCGGAATACCATAGACGTCAAAGAACGTTTTGTGGTGTCTCCGCGCCTGTCTAACAATCTCCAGGCACGCCATGTCGAACTTGAGCCATGTTAAATATTCTGCAGTCATGATTATTCGCTTCCGATGATAGTTATCTGGTATTGGAACTCAACGATGTCCACGATGTCTGCGCTGACGTTCAAAGTAATCGTTAATTGACTGTGTGACCTCGCCTGTATTACTGCGGGCATGCTGACTGTACATGATAAGAACACCGTAGCATTTGTTGGAACCCAGTTGTCTACTGTGTATGACATGTTAAGCGGTATGTTGCCGTCGTTGAACACGTAAATAGTGACTGACTTCGTTTCGCCAGGTGAAACAATGCCCCAATCTATTGAAGTGACAGGCACGGTTTTTGTTTCGTCACTGTAAATTTTGACCTTGGCTGACTTGATCTGTCCTTGTCCTTGCATTGGAACTCGCGCTTGTTGCGCTGCTAATGCGACTGTCCAGGCAACTAATCCTGAGATGATGATCACCAACAGAATTGCACTTGCTGCTTTCATATCCAACATCTCACCTCCGATGTTCCAATCCCCAGATCAACTTGTGTAATTGAGGAAGCACGCGGACGCCTGATAAGTTGCGTTGCAGTAGGTACTCTACCATCGGTTTGAGTTTTGTTCCACCTTGAGGTTGCAAAATTAAGGTGCATTTTCCAATGTTTGGATAAACGTCGTTCAAAGCAAACTTTAGATCGTTGTAACCATTGACAACAACTTTAATCTCGAACTTTGACGGTTCGCGCGCTGCAAGTTTCAAATATTCTAAAGCTGAGTGCATTCCACTGCTTGGCGGTTTCATGTCCATGGATACGAAGTCGCACATGTCGAAAACTGTCTGGCTCCATATTGTACCGTTTGTACAAATCTGAACCCAATAATTGTATTTGGTTAAAAGTTCCAGTAGGTCGTACAATTCGACAACTTGAACTAATGGTTCTCCACCTGTTATGCAGACGTGCTTGCACGTGTATTGCTCGATCTCTGCCATTACCTGATTGATCGTTAGCTCTCGTGCTTTGTTTGGTTCGTCTACAGAATATTGCGTGTCACACCATGAACAGCGAAGGTTACATCCGTACAGACGGATGAAGATTTGCTGTTCGCCGATGTGTGTTCCTTCGCCTTGGATGGATTGATAAATATCCGTCACTTGCACGTTTGTTCACTTGTAACATTCCCGTCTTGAACGCTTAATATATATAAAACGTAATTTGTTTGACAAATTGACAACGTGACAATATGACAAACTACGTTTCTTTCAACTTTTGCAGAATGAAGTCTACTTTTTTACGATCAAGCAGGAAGTTCATTAAAACCTTCTCCAACAACGGAGAAGTCAGAGCTTCCTTGATTAACTCAGAACAAAAATCTTCCATGTCTATGTTCGCATGGAATTTTATGGAAAATAAGGCGTGGTGTGCCTCATCAGATATTCTTACTTGTTTGCCCACGGAATCGACAAACCTCCTTATGTTCTTTTGGACATTGCTTGCACTTCCACTCTCGCGGAGGCAGAATCATTATTGGATTTTTGTACGCGTTAAGTGCGTACTTTATGTCTGCTTCAACGCTGACTGGATAGTACGTGATCGGATAAACGTCGATCAGTTCGCACGTTAACTCTTGTCTGTTGACTGACCAAAAACATACCGCGTGCGTGCGTGCAAGGCGATAACCCTCCAACTGACTAAACAAGTCATTGAATATCCAGCAGTAAATCTTTACCTGAAACTCAGCCATTGGCAGTTTGTATCGTTCAATAAATCCCGCATGTTTCGGTTTCATACCTGTAGTTTTGTGTTCCAGGATTGTTATTTCACCATCTAAGGTGATTTGAAAGTCGTCTGGATGTCCTGTGATGTTGTCGAAAATCTCAGTTGTTCCAATCTTGCGATGAAATCCAAGCACGGGGTCTTGCTTTTCTTCAATCGTCTCCATAAATTCGTCTTCCCATGGATATCGCCTGCCAAGTACTTTAGTGAGCACTTCATCGTGCAATTCTGTTCCTTGCTCTGTTGCTATTGTGGGTGCACTGTGCGGTACTAATCCAAGCGCATGGTGTCTTGATTGTTCAGCGCACCAGAACCATGTTGCAAGTGTTGACGAACGGAAATCAGTAGGAAAAGGAGTTGGTAGAGCGTTGACACTTCTAAGTATAGTTAACCACATTGAAAGTGAAGGAACGCGAACAGTATTAGGAAAATTGGTCGGTGGAACACTGACACTTCTAAGTATGCGTCGCATGTCGGTCATGTTTATTCCTTGTCTGTTGTGTGTTCTAAAATGGTGAGACGGTTGCGCATGGCGTCAAGAATATCCACCCAGAAGACTGTTTGTTTCCAGGTCGGTAATCTCTTCAACCTTGCGGCAACGTCTGCTCCAACGTTGGTCAATTACTTCACCTTCTTTTTTGCTGCTAATGCTTTGTATGCATCGAGTGGCATTACCGTATAGTCGTAGTATTTTTTACCTGTAGGTTTTCCGAGTGCCATGATGACTAATTTCTTGCCTGTACATGGCATTTGCTCTGCGATCTTCTTTTTTAGTACCGTTCGCCCTAAACTAATCAAGTGTTCTGTTCCGTCTGGTGTTGCTACGTCGATCACATCCCATGGTCCTTGCTGTGTGTCGATCACGCGCGGGTCGCCCAGACACTCGACAACTACAGGTACGTTTACTTCGAAGTCGATTGTTTCGCGTTTTCTTGCTGCTTCAGCAACTTCCATCAGAGTTTCAGCATCGATTTTCTCGACTTCTTCTGGTGCCCATTTTCTTGCTGCTGCAATGCTTTTACTGATCATCCAGGGTTTCTGTGTCACAACGTCGTATGCCAACTTACTTAGGGTTTTAGACATATTTTACCTCCTTTTTTATCATCGTATTAACCGATGACTATGACTACCTTCATGTACGTTTGTAGCGTACAAGGTGTTTAATCCGCGACTGTACGGCGTACATATAATCCGCGAGTTGAGGAATTTCCTTGCCCAACTTTAAGGTTACTTCAAGTGTTTGCGTTTGCAGGTTCGCGTAGTAATCCGCAGATAGAACGGTGTAATCCCCATCTATCAACTTGGTTGGTAGTTCGATGTGTGTTTTATCCTGGGTGAGTATGGGAGTATTACCGTACTCGAGAACGGTTGTGGTTACGGTTACGTTTTCTGCGGGATCTTTCAACGTTGCAAGAATCGCTAAGGCTCTCAGATAACACTCAAAATCCGACTGCAATTCTTCATCTGTGTCTACATACTCGCGCGGTTCGCCATCTGTCCATAGGTCTTGAGAATCTATATCTTCTACGGTTGCGCTAAAATTGCACCCGCCGAAGTACATTCCGTCTACCCACATGTTGCCCGTGTTCGGAGTTGTGAAATCTAACGATATGCGAACTATCTTAATGGTTGTCCAATCGAAACCTTTCTCAATGATCCATCCGTCTGTATGTTTCTCGCCGACTTCAAATTGAATTTGTTCCCACTCACCGACCTTGGTAATATGGATGTCCATGCTCGCCACTTTGAGTGAACCGTCGTACAAAATGACGTTTCCCGTTTCTTGAAATGTTGTCTCTCGCGCGATAAAGACCACAAACTTGGGATAATTGTTCGCATTGACTTCTTTGCCTGAGTTTAATGTAAATAACAAGTCGCCATAGTACTGATTCTGAAGCGCAAGTTTTATGGAACCTGAACCTTTCATCTTTGTAGTTGTATCAAAACTTACTGTACCCGTGTTGGATGTCCATGCACCGTCTCCTGGTGTTAAGTTCTCCGTCCAATCAGATTTATTTAAAGGCACGCTTTTGTCAGGTGCACCTTTAATAGTGATCTTGTTGCGCACACGCGAGATGTCTTGTTTCAATGTGTACGTTTCGATTAAACCGATAACGCCGACAGACGCCCATTTTGTTCCATGCGGAAAGAATTCAAACAACCCGTCTGGTGCAATGCGAAACTCGTAACCGATCACGCCGTAGTAGTCGCTTGATTCTGCAATATACCTCAAAATATCCTGCAATGGCGTATCCACATATTCCAGACGCGAGAACGTCGTGTCTGTCTCTTCAATCAATTCTGTACCACTGCGATTGTGTCCAAGTGAGGTGTAGTTATTGATTAAATCTTTGACTATGTAGTCGCCTTTTACTCGGTAATCTGCGAACGTGCGATGTCCTGCACTATAAACGGTATTCGCACCGTCAGTTGTACGCGTATAAAACTTAATGGTGACGTCGCCACTGACGTTTCCCAAGAAGTCGAGATCAAGGTATACTTGCTTGTAGTCGGTGTTATTGAACCATCCGTCATCTTTCACTATTGTCTCGGATTCACCTTCACGAGTTACAGTGAAGCGGTAATATCCTTCGCCTGCACTCATCTTGACTACGCAAGCAATCTGTTTCAACCACGTGCGATGAGATGCAGGTGTATCATAAGATAAGGTAGCAGCAAGTGTATAACTTGTGTTTTGGTGTGAGTATGAAGGTTCACTTGCTTTTTCCTCATTTAACGTACCATAGTTCTTGGTTACGTTTCGTCTAAATAATCTTTCACCCTTACACCTTCCTGCCAAATGAAGGCGGTGATCTAACTCTTCACCTTCACATACCAAAGTTTCGACTTTTCCAGTCAAAAGTTGAGGTACTGCTCCGACGCGTCCAACTTTTATGCTTGCACTGTACGCTACTCTTAACCCGTACAGATCGACGTCCCCAGGATAGTATTTCCCGTCGATGTTGTTTATCAAAACCTCAAAACTGCTGACTTCACGTGTTCCACCGTGGTGCACGCGTACTTCCAATATATCCTCCGAAAGTACTGTTACTGAACCAAATGTCAATGTGACATCTGGAATGGTTACGCCTGCACTTGGCATTGGATTATTCTACTCCTTGTCTGTAGAGCGCAATATTTCCGCCACGTTGAATTGCCCGTCCAGAAGACGGCATACCCGAAGCGGATTCATTGAAACCTTTAACTGATGCTGTCGCATTGTTCATTTGTGACGCGAAGTAAGCCATGGCAGCTGCAGCAGCAATGATGACTGCTATTCCCACACCTGTTAAAGCAAGGAATGTTGCGTGGGATATGTTTAGTGCGTTTTGTGCAGCCGTAGCTACCCAGGTCGCTGCCGTTTTAATGTTTAAGGCAACAGTGTGAAGTATACTTCCTGAAGTAGATGCAGTTTGTACTGCCGTATCAGTCGCTGTTGTTGCTGTGTGTGTTGCAGTTACAAGGTTTAGGTAGTGTCTTAATCGAATTAGTGAGGCTGTGATCGTAACCATCATTAATGCGGTATGCAGGTACTTCGCTGTGTCTTTATCCAATATACCCGTGGCTGTTGCCAAACCGATTATTCCGTTAGCAGCTCCCGCAACAACTGCAAACGTCATTGCGGTAGTACGCAAACTAATGGCTGCTGCATGTGCGTTCGTTGTAACGATTTGTAATCCTGTTGCTGCATTGTTGCAACCTAAAGCAGCAATCTCACTGTCGGTTGCTAATCGTTGAAAACTTACACTTGAACCTTGCACCGACGTCTGCATGGTTGCAGCGTCTTGTGCGATTTGTTGGAACGCTGCTTGCGTTTGATTGTGAACTACTACTGAGATCGCTAATTCGTTTGCACTCAAATTAATCCCATCTCTTCTTTTACTTCTTGAAGTGTTTGTCTAATTGCCTCAACTAACTGAGGCATTGCTTGTTCCGCAACCACATGGAAAAAGGGGCGTGCGGTGATGAATTTTGTTCCATGCTCAATAAACTTGGCATAAAAGGCTTTGTCTCCTATTGCAATCCGCGCAAATAAATGTCTTACCGTGATATAGATTAAACTGGAAAGTAACCCCGTTCGGACAGGTGCGCGACTTTGAATGTTTGAGCGTACGGTTTCAGCCCATTCTGTTAAGCGCATTGAAGCGCGTTCTTCAAATCGTTCGTTGAACTGTCCGAACGTGATTTCCAACTGCTCAACACCTTCGACTTCGACACTCATTTATGCTTCGCCTTGTTCATCTCTTTCTTGGTTATCTCGTCCATTTCGTTGATTATTACGGCGAACTCCTGCACTGTTCTTGCTGGCTGTTTTCTAAGGTCGGTGATTGTCCATCCAAACTCTTTGCATAACCGAAAGTCTTGAAGAGCTGGGTGCGACTTGCCTCGTCTAATTGCTCCAATAAAAAACGCAAATCCTCTTGTCCAACACTGTTCAGTTTGTTTGCTACTTTGGAAAATGTTTCGCCCAGTTCGATAGGTACGCCTTCCTCTTCATCCAGTAGTCGTTCAAGTGTCAATGGATGAGTGTCGGGTTGTCCATGCAAGCTTGCCATTACTGTTGCTGCTTGTATCGCAATGAAGTCACTGCTCATCATTTGACCTGTTACTTTACTGTACACCGTGTACTTCTGGATTATTCGATTGCGTTTTGCCCATGATATTTCCTTGAAGCAGTACTTGCCTGCCCATTCCTTGCCATATTTTTCGTCTACTTCCAAGTTTTCAGTTTTCACCCAGATTCCTCCTAAGCTGTCAAATCTACTTGCCTTGCTGTCCATGGTACTTTGACAGATACGAGATCTTCGGTCTTCGTCGGCAGATTAAGTGTGTCCCATCTGCAATACTTAAACAGGACATTAGCGGTTTCACTAAGCCCGAACTTCAAACTAAACTCAGCGTCGTGCGTCACTTGCATTAACTCAGTGTCATCTTCGAACGTCAGTGTTAACTCACCTGAAAAGTTGCGGTGTCGTCCTTGCAGGTATTTCAGTATGTCAGAGATCAGACTCTCGGTATATGCGTTTGCTTCCGTCGTGTACGTGTTGTCCAAGTTGTTTAGCATTGTTAAAGCGTTTGTAGCAATCGAGTAAATTGTGTTCCATTCTGCTGCGTTGTCGTCTTGTATCTTGACCATATCGCCTGCTGTGAACTTTGTTCCATCTGCAACGTTGACAACTTTCTG